GATTTTCCCCTGTTTCAGGATATTAGTCCTGAGCAGGTGTATATCTCCAACGACGATAAGTGGAAGATGTTCTTCTTGAAGTCGAACAACATCCGCTTTGAGAGAAACTGCGAGCAGTTCCCAGAGACAATGAAGGCCGTGGACAGCGACCCAAGCATTGTTTCTGCCTACTTTTCCATACTGGACTCCAACAAGATGCTGGTGCCCCATGAGGGGCCATGGTCTGGCGTGCTGAGAATGCACTTGGGCGTGGATATCCCGACTGACGGCAAGGGTTGCACCCTGTCAGTGAAGGGTGAGCAGTATCAATGGAAAGATGGCGAGGTTGTGGTGTTTGACGACACCTATGAGCACTTTGCGATCAACCTCACAGACCACCCTCGGGTGGTTTTGTTTATGGACTATATGCGACCGCTACCATGGCCGCTTCATATTCTTAACAAGTTCTGTATATACATCGGTAGGTTTTTCCCGTATTACAAGGTTCCACTCACCAGACACAGGGAGTGGGAAAAGAAGTTCTACGGGGAGGACGGCTAATGGCGTTTTTACAGAGTAACATCCCGCATTTTAAATGCTGGGTGCGGCGTGAATACACGCACAACCACCAGAAATATCACGGTGAGTTTCTTCATGCGATGGCGATAGCAGTCACCACGATGCCATGCCGCTGTTTGAGCTTTCAGGTCATCTTTACTGGCGCTGAAACCTACGACAACGACGACCCGAACGTGCATGGAGGAGCGATGTGGGCAAGGATGCCCATAACGGCCCTGATGGCCGATACACCCGTTGAGGAGTGGCCGGAGCCTATGCCGGTGTATGCGGCCCAGCCTTGGGACTGCTCCTCCCGCGAACACGCTGTATATGTCCTTGACAGGGCGACACCGTGTCCGTGGCTGGCAAAGATCGACGGCGAGTTCTATCCCGCCAAGTACATGTTCACGGTGGACTACACCGATAGCGAGATTGCTGACGACCCTGCACAGCACAAGCAGAGTCATGTGATGGAGCTGTTGGATGCAGGACCGTGGACAGGGAATATCGTGGCGCTACCCAACAACCGAATCCGGGTGACACATCCGGCATGGTTTGAAACTGGGGAAGGGGCGCCAGACTTTAGGCCGTCACAGCATGTTCACTACTCCAAGTCAGACTTGGACTATACGCTGGACGTAAACAGAGTGTTTGACAACTTATACGCAGGTACCGGTCATGATGAAGAAACCTAAAGGTTATATGCGCGGCGGCATGATGAAGAAGACGCCCAAGGGCATGAAAAAAGGCGGCAAGCTGGAGATGGTTGAAAAGGATGGCAAGATGGTGCCGTTCTTTGCGGCTGACGGCGAAGGCAAGATGAAAAAGGGCGGAATGACCCCCAATACCAAAGGCTATTTTAAGGGCGGCAAGACTATGGCCTCTAAGATGGCTACCAAAGGTGGCAAGCGAGGCGGTAAAGGCTAAGTATGGCCATTGATCGGGCGCTAGGCGCCGAAATGCCCAGCCCAGATGAGTCTGCGCTGGAGATAGTGATCGAGAACCCTGACTCTGTCGGCATCTTTGATGATGACGGCGGCATGGTGATTGACCTTGACCCGCAAGATTCGCCCCTGATGGGTATTCAGCATGACTCCAATCTTGTTGATTACCTGTCTAACGGGGAGCTGGACATGCTGGCGTCCGAGCTTGTTGGCGCTTTTGAGGCGGACAGGAACAGCCGAGCAGATTGGGAGGACTCCTATATCCGGGGTCTAGACCTCTTGGGCCTCAAGTTTGAGGATAGGTCTACCCCTTGGGAGGGCGCCTGTGGCGTTTTCCACCCAATGCTGTCAGAGGCTGTTATTCGCTTTCAGGCGCAGACAATACAGGAGATTTATCCTGCAAGCGGCCCTGTAAAGACGAGCATTGTCGGCAAGATCAACGACGACAAGACAAAGCAGGCTCATCGGGTACAGAACTACCTTAACTACCTGATTACGCAGAGAATGACGGAGTATCGCACCGAGACGGAGAAACTCCTGTTTTCTCTGCCGATTGCCGGTTCCGCATTCCGAAAGGTGTATTACGACCCCAGTATGGGGCGTCCATGCGCCATGTTTGTGCCGGCTGAAGACTTCGTGGTCAGTTATGGTGCGTCCGACCTGTCAACATGCGAGCGTGCAACCCACGTAATGAAGCGCACCGCGAACGAGATTCGCAAGCTACAGGTTGCGGGTTTCTATGCGGATATAGATCTACCGGCGCCATCTCCTGACTTGTCAGAGATACAGGCCAAGTACGACCGCCTGACCGGAGACTCAGAGAATTACGATTACGACAACCGGCATACCCTCTTGGAGATGCAGGTTGACATAGACCTTGTCGGCTTTGAAGACACAGACAAGGGCCAGCCCACAGGCATCGCACTGCCGTATGTCGTTACGATTGACAAGTCATCAAGAACAATCTTGTCTATTCGTCGCAACTGGCACGAGGGCGATGACCGCAAGATGCGGCGTGAGCACTATGTCCACTACCAGTATCTGCCCGGACTCGGATTTTACGGGTTTGGTCTAGTCCATATGATTGGCGGGCTGTCTAAGTCTGCCACAGCAATACTCAGGCAGTTGGTTGACGCGGGCACCCTGTCCAATCTTCCGGGTGGACTAAAGTCTCGCGGCTTGAGAATTAAAGGGGACGACACCCCGATCATGCCCGGAGAGTTCCGGGATGTGGATGTTCCCGGCGGTGCTATCAGGGACAACATAGCATTCTTGCCATACAAAGAGCCTAGCGGCGTCCTGTATCAGCTCCTTGGCGATATCGTGCAGGAAGGCCGTAGATTTGCGTCAGCGGCGGATGTGAAGGCGTCCGACATTAATGGCGAGGCTCCTGTCGGCACTACGCTGGCGGTTCTTGAGCGGGAGATGAAGGTGTTGAGCGCGGTCCAGAGCCGTGTCCACCATGCCGTCTCGCGGGAGCTGAAGATCCTTTCTGGGCTTGTCCGTGATTACGGTCCAGAGGTGTACCCATATGAGCCCGACGAGGGTCCGCTGGTAGAGGCGGACTTTGACGACAGGATAGACATTATTCCGGTCAGCGACCCAAATGCAGGGACGATGGCGCAGAGAATCATGCAGTATCAGGCGGCGTTGCAGTTGGCGTCTCAGGCACCCCAGATGTATGACATGCCACTGCTTCACCGCCAGATGTTAGAGGTGCTGGGCATTCAAGACGCAGATAAGGTCGTTCCGCTTGAGGATGATCTGAAGCCGACTGACCCTGTTAGCGAGAACATGAACCTGATCAACGGCGAGCCGGTCAAGGCGTTTATTTACCAAGATCACGAGGCGCACATTCAGGTTCACATGTCCCTGACAGAGAACCCTGAGGTCATGAAGTTGATGGCGAAAAGCCCCGGAGCCAAGGCGGCTCAAGCGGCTATGGCCTCTCACATCGCTGAGCACGTTGCATTTGCTTATCGTCAGCGCATTGAGAAGGAGCTGGGCGTACAGCTACCGCCACCAGACGAGCCGATGCCTGAGGACATCGAATACCGCATATCTCAACTGGTTGCCCCTGCCGCCGCTCAGGTTACAGGCAAGGCACAGCAACAGGCTCAGGCTGAGCAAAATGCACAGCAACAGCAAGATCCTGTTATCCAGATGCAACAGAAAGAGCTTCAGATCAAAGAGCAAGCGGCTCAGGCCAAGGCTCAGACAGAGATGGCCAAGATTCAGGCTGACCTGCAAAAGGCCGAGGGCAAGGCCATGCTCGACATGCAGAAGATGGAGCAGGAAGAGCGCCTTGAAGCGGCGAAGCTCGCGGCCAAGATCGACTCAAACAAAGACAATATCCAGTCTCGTGAGGAGATCGAAGGATTTAAGTCAGGATTTAATCTCGTTAGGGACTTGATTGACAATGACTGAACATGCTACTAATAACATGTTAGGAGCACTACAAGCTGTTATTCGTGGTCATATGAACGAAATTACGGATCATTTAGCAACAGGTTCGTGTCGTGACATGAATGAGTACAGCAAGTGCGTAGGAATTATTGAAGGCTTGGCATATGCCGAGCGCGAACTGCTCGACCTTAACGCAAGGATAGATCGAGAATAGTTTCGCCGCAGGAAGCGGCGCTAGGCGACTCCGAACGCCACTATTCGGTGCATGGAAGTAACACTATGGAAGAGCCGAAAATGGCCAGCCAGCTCCCAGAACCCAAGGGGTACAAGCTACTTATCGCATTGCCAGAGCCCGACGAAGTTACCGAGGGCGGCATTATCAAGGCAAAGCAGACGATGGAGATCGAAGAGATCGGGTCGATCTGCGGCTTTGTTCTGAAGATGGGCCCAGATGCCTATGAGGACGAAAAAAAATTTCCACATGGCCCTTATTGCAACGAGGGTGACTGGATTTTGATGCGTTCTTATAGCGGCACCAGATTCAAGATTCACGGTAAAGAGTTTCGTTTGATCAACGACGACAGCGTTGAAGCAGTTGTCGAGGACCCAAGGGGGATTGAGAAGGTATGAGCGAAGAACAGGCACAGTTTGAAGAATCGCCAATGTCTGCCGAAGAGAAGTTCCTAGGCGTCAAGACAACTATTGGTGACAAGTCAGAGCCATCCGATGTTGACATTGAGGTGGTGGACGACCGTGAGCCGCAGGACCGCAAGCCGGCGCCAAAGCAGACAAAGTCTGATGAGGATGACGAGCTTCAGGGCTATGGCGAAAAGGTCAAAAAGCGAATAAACAAGTTACGCTACGAGCAACACGAAGAGCGTCGGCGTCGTGAAGATGCTGAAAGGATGCGTGAAGAGGCCGTCCGCGTAGCCAAGCAGTATGCAGAGCAGAACCAGAATCTCCAGAAGATTCTAAGTCAGGGCGAAGGCGTACTGCTAAGTCAGTCCCAGAAGCGTGCTGAGATGCAGATGCAAAACGCCGAGGCGCGTTTGCGTCAGGCGGTAGAGGAGGGCAACACAGATGCCCAGATTCAGGCTCAAAAAGACCTGAACTCAGCGCAGATGGAGGTTGATAGTCTTGGTAAAAGAACCACAGACTACAAGCAAAATCGCGCCCCTCGGGAAGAGTCTGATGAGGCTAGGCAGTATCGTGAGCACCAGCAAATGCTCGCACAGCAGTATGCCGCCCAGCAGGCCCAGCAGGCCCAGCAGGCTCAGCAAGCCCAGCAGGCTCAAGTAAAGCCTAGCGAGAAGGCGATGAGCTGGGCTGAAAACAACAAGTGGTTTCAGTCAGACGACCATATGGAGATGACGGCCTATGCCTACGGGGTCCACGAAACCCTGATCAGGCAGGAGGGCGCTGATCCAGAGTCTGATGAGTATTACGACGAGCTGGACAGGCGTGTCCGGTCTCGTTTTCCAGAATACTTCGATGAGGAAAGTACCGGCTCGGTGGAGCAATCCACCTCTTCGACCTCTCGGAGCCCCTCCGTGGTGGTGGCGCCTTCCGCAAGGAACAATGGTGCCAAACCACGCAAAGTGAAGTTGAGCCGTACCCAAGTCGCACTCGCTAAGCGTCTTGGTCTAACCCCGGAACAATATGCCAACCAGTTACTCAAGGAGAGCTAATCATGGCAGAAGAGCGCACAAAGCGAGAAGCAGAGTCTCGCACCGCTGAGGAGCGTCCCTCAGACTCGTGGTTGCCGGCATCTATCTTGCCCAACCCTGATCCCGTGGACGGATGGGTGTTCCGTTGGATAAGAACCAGCACGCTGGGGAAGGCCGACAACACCAACGTCTCTCAGAAGTTTCGTGAAGGCTGGGTCCCGGTGAAAGCCGAGGACCACCCTGAACTGGAGGTCATGTCAGATATCGACTCTCGCTTTGAGGGCAATATCGAGATTGGCGGATTGCTGTTATGCAAGGCGCCAGAGGCCAAGGTTAAACAGCGTGACGAATACTATGAGCAAGTGGCCGCAAGCCAAATGGAGTCTGTGGACAACAACTTCCTCAAGCAAAACGACCCCCGAATGCCCGTTCTACAACCAGAGCGGTCCACTCGGACAACCTTTGGTCGAAGCTGACTTCGTTATTCGGAGCGGCTTCGTTATCTGATCCTTTAAGGAGATAAAGATGGCTAGTACAGCTACTCCAATGGGTGCGGAACCCGTAGGCACTCTCAGTGCTTCCGGCTCCTTCACCGGTAAGGTTCGCCACATCAAGATCGCCTCAGGCTACGGCACGGCAATCTTTTATGGCGATTTTGTCAAGTTGGTTAGTTCCGGTACGGTAGAAAAGTCGGTGGTTGAAGCCGCCGTTGTTGCAGGAACTGTCGGCGTTTTTGTCGGCTGTGCCTACACCGACCCCAGTACCAACCAAAAAACCTTCAACCAGCAGTATCCGGCTTCAACTGCGGCGGATGACATCGTGGCATATGTCGTAGATGATCCTAAGCTGGTGTTCCAGATGCAGGGTGATGGCTCTATCGCTCAAACTGGTTTAGGTAACAACGTAAAGGCAATCAGCACTGCCGGCTCAACCTCTATTGGCCGCAGTAAGAACGCGCTTGACGCTGATTCGATTGATACTACCAACACGTTCCCACTCCGAATCATAGACTTTGTTGACGGGCCTAACAGTGCGGTAGGTGATTCATTCACCGACTGTATTGTTACTTGGGCGCCCGGAAGCCATGCCTATGACGTGACACTTGGCGTTTAAGGAGACCTAAGAAATGGCTATTTCACGCGCACAAATGCTGAAAGAACTGCTCCCCGGTCTGAACGCCCTGTTCGGTCTGGAGTATGAGCGGTACGATGACGAGCACACGATGATTTACGAAACTGAATCATCCGAGCGTTCGTTTGAAGAAGAAGTGAAGCTGTCTGGATTCGGTGCGGCACCGGTCAAGGCTGAAGGCGCCGCCATCAGCTACGACTCTGCCCAAGAGTCCTTCACTGCTCGCTATAACCACGAGACCATCGCTCTTGGCTTCTCCATCACGGAAGAGGCTATGGAGGATAACCTGTATGACTCACTGTCTGCTCGTTATACGAAGTCGCTGGCTCGGGCTATGGCTCACACGAAACAGGTCAAAGCGGCCAATCTGCTTAATGACGGTTTCAACAGCTTCAACTCTGGTGACGGCGTAACGCTGTTCAGCACATCTCACCCGCTGGTAAATGGTGGCACCAACGCCAACCGTCCTACCACTGCGGCTGATTTGAACGAGACCTCTCTGGAAGATGCAGTGATTAACATCGCCGCATTTACCGATGAGCGTGGTCTGCTGATCGCGGCACGTCCCCGTCGTTTGATCGTTCCACCCGCGCTTCAGTTTGTAGCAACTCGCTTGCTTGAGACTGATGGACGTGTTGGCACGGCTGACAACGACATCAACGCCCTTCGCAACAACGGTTCGATCCCGGAAGGCTACTCAGTCAACCACTTCCTGACTGACACCAACGCCTTCTTCATCATTACCGATGTACCGAACGGCATGAAGCACTTCCAGCGTACCGCGCTGGAGACCTCAATGGACGGCGACTTTGACACCGGCAATGTTCGGTACAAGGCTCGTGAGCGATACAGCTTCGGCGTATCCGATCCTCTGGGCATCTACGGATCACCCGGAACGTCCTAATCTTACGGGGGCTTCGGCCCCCTTTTCTTTTCCTGACTAATTGTTCCATGTGGAACATTAGACCAACCCAAGACAGGAGCACATCATGGGTACTACTACTTTTTCAGGCCCCGTAAGGTCTGAGCGCGGTTTCACTCCCGTTGGATCTAACGCTGTGGTGGAGATTACCGCCGAAACAACTCTCACCTACGCCGACCATGTTGGCCGCATCATTGAGATCAATGACGCCGATGGTGCAGTAACCCTCCCAACAATCACCTCCGACACGATTGGCGCAACATATAAGTTCTTTGTTGGCACCGACTCAACCGACCTAGACATCAAGACCGATGGTACTGACAAGTTTGTTGGCACCCTTGCTGTAATGGGCACTACGACAAAGGCGTTTGCGCCTGCCGCCTCTAATGACGTTATCTCAATGAACGGCACTACTACTGGTGGCGACAGGGGTTCGATTGTTGAAGTCACCGCTATTGCTACCGCAGAGTACATGGTATCCGGCACACTGGCTGGCTCAGGCACAGCCGCGACTCCATTCGCCGATTCCTAATAGCCAAATGACAGGGGCGTAAGCCCCTTTTTCGGAGGTCAAGATGGCTGATACAGTCACGAGCAAAACTATTGAGGACGGCCCTCGGACGGCGATTATGGCGTTTACCAATGTCAGTGATGGCACTGGTGAGTCTGCCGTTGCCAAGGTGGACGTTTCGGCGCTGTCCTCAGACCCAATGGGCAAGGGCGCCTGCACTGGTGTCAACATAGAGTGCATCTGGTTCTCTACTGTCGGCATGGGTGTAAAGATATTGTTTGATGCCAGTACCGACGTTCTGGCATGGGAACTGCCTGCTGATTATGCTGACACCCTAGATTTTTCTGAGTTTGTTGGTCTTGTTAACAACTCTGGCACAGGCAAGACTGGCGATATTCTGTTCACAACCGTGGGACATTCTTCTGGCGACTCATACAGTATTGTGCTGAAGCTGAAGAAGAGTTACGGCTGATGAGGCAGTATTACAAGAAGGGCGGTAAAACAAAGAAGTCTAAGTCTCGCGTCAACGAGGCCGGCAACTACACAAAGCCGACCATGCGTAAGCGTCTATTCAACAAGATCAAGGCCGGGGGGAAAGGTGGCAAGCCGGGGCAGTGGTCTGCTCGCAAAGCACAAATGCTTGCTCAGCAATACAAAAAAGCTGGAGGAGGATATAAAGACTGATGGCAGAGATGACGTTGGCGCAAAAGCGCAAGATGATTGCTGAGCTGAAAAAGGCATCCAAGATGCACGCAAGCCAAGCGGCGCGGCTTGAGAAAACGCTTCCCAAGAAGAAAAGCAAGAATGCCTCTTAAAAAATCGCAAAAGTCCCTCAAGAACTGGACTAAGCAAAAGTGGCGCACAAAGTCTGGCAAGCCCAGCACTCAAGGCAAAAAAGCAACTGGCGAGCGTTATCTGCCCGAAAAAGCAATCAAGGCACTGTCTGACAAGGAATACGCGGCAACCAGCCGCAAAAAGCGAGCCGACACCAAAAAGGGCAAGCAACACTCCAAGCAACCCAAGAAAGTGGCCAAGAAGACGGCGAGGCACAGAAAGTAATGCGTGCGTATTACAAGTCCGGCGGCAAGGTCAAGAAAAAGTCCATGTCGTGCAACAAGCCGAAGCGGACGCCGGGACACTCAAAGAAAAAGTTTGTGGTCAAGGCGTGCGAGGGTGGTAAAGAAAAGCTGATCCGTTACGGCGACAAGAACATGAAGATCAAGAAGAGCCAGCCGGGAAGACGCAAGTCCTTCCGCGCTAGGCACAAGTGTGATTCCAATCCGCCAAGCAAGCTATCTGCTCGCTACTGGTCGTGTAAAAACTGGTGATGACATGCCGATAAGCAGAGCGCAGATGGGCAAGCAGGTTAAGAATGCGCCCAAGTCGAAAAAGATAAAAGCGGCTAAGTGCAGGAATGGCTTGGCGCGTAGGGGCAGGACGAGAGGAAGGAAGGTCTAATGGCCACGAGCGGGACAACCAACTTTACTCTTGACTTGTCAGATATTATAGAGGAGGCATATGAGCGTGCGGGCCTTGAGGCCAGAAGCGGGTACGACTTTAGAACTGCTAGGCGTAGCCTCAACCTGCTCATGCTTGAGTGGCAGAACAGGGGACTGAACCTCTGGACCGTCAAGAGCGGGACACAGGCCCTCACTGCGGGAACAGGCTCGTATGACCTTACCGCCGAGAAGCTAGACATAATAGAGGGGCTGTTACGCACCGACGCGGGTGACACGTCCAAGCAGTCTGACCTGACCATGCAGAGAATATCTGTTAGTCAGTATGCCCATCAGACAAACAAGCTGACGCAAGGACGACCGCTACAGTACTACGTTGAGCGCAAGTCCACGGGTATTACCATACACTTCTGGCCTGTGCCTGATGACACTACAAGCTACACCTTTGCCTACTACTACATGGATCGTATTGAGGATGCCGGAAAGCCTGCGTCCAACAACATGGAGGTGCCCGAGAGGTTCCTACCGTGCTTGGTCTCTGGGTTGGCGTATCAGATAGCCAGCAAGCGCCCAGAGTCATTGCAGTTAGCTCCGGCGCTAAAGCAGGTTTATGAGGAGCAGTGGAGTCTTGCGGCAGATGCGGCAAGAGAGAAAGCGTCCCTGTATGTTGCGCCCGGAGGCTACAGCAACATATGAGTAGCTTTGCCAAGGGTAAGCACGCATACGGATTTTGCGACAGAACTGGTTTTAGATACCCGATACGCGATTTAGTGCGGCAAATCGAAGATGGTCGATGGAATGGCCTTCTTGTTGGGCGCGATGTAGTTGATCAGGATCAGCCTCAGCTAAAGCTGGGGGATGTCAACGCATCTGACCCGCAGGCACTGCGGTTCCCAAGACCCGATGACGCGATAGATGAAAGCCGATCCCTTTCGGCATTTGACCCTGTGGGCGGTGGAAATACCGCTTTGGGTAGCCGCACCGTTGGTCTTGACATGTTAGGTGCAGTGGGTCGCGTCACGATCACAACGACCGCACCAACCCCAACCGTGACCGGTGCGGCTGGTACAGGCTCTGTTGGTAGCGTGAGCATTAGTTCTGCGGCTGTAAGATTTGATAGCTCTAGTGCCACGTTTGATGGCACTGGCGATACTTTTGACGAGGGTTAAATGGCTAAGCAATCACTAGGTCTTGGCTCAAGCGCGAATGACGGAACAGGCGACACCCTTCGTGCCGGCGGCGACAAGATAAATGACAACTTTGACGAGATATACAACGCCCTCGGTAATGGCTCAACGCTTACCGACATAATCAACTCTAGCGGTGAGGTTGACGTTGCGAGCGGAGAAAACAAGCTCGTATTCCTTTACTCGGCAGAAAGCGATCTGCCGTCTGCCAGCACCTATCACGGTGCTGTAGCGCACGTTCATGCGACAGGGGCGCTGTATTACGCCCACGGTGGCGCATGGCGAAAGGTGATGACCGATGTGTCTGGCGGTCCTGTGGCCAATTACACAGCACCGGGGCCTCAGCTTGTGTACACAACTACAGGCTCAACTACGTCGTCAGCATATTATTTTAGTGGCCCCGGCGCCGGCTCGGGTACAAACCCTGCGTTTACCTTCTACAGGGGGCATACGTACATTATCGACAACACGACAAACCACAGCTCTCACCCCATGCAGATCAGGGTTTCAGATGGTGGCTCGGCATTTACCGAGGGCGTAACCGCACCGGCCACGGGGGTCATTAAGTTTGTTGTGCCTCACTCGCCAAGCGACACCTCTCTTGTCTATCAGTGCACGAACCACTCTTCGATGGTCGGCACCATAACTATTGTGTGATCTATGAGCTATACATTCACCACGCTCAAGCAGGCGATACAGGACTACACGGAGTCTAGCGAGACCAGCTTCGTCAACAATCTGTCTCGGTTTATTGTTCAGGCAGAAGACAGGATATTGAAAAGGTGCCAGCTACCAGACTTCCGCAAAAATGTTACGGGTAGCGTGGCCTCGGGCAATCAGTATGTGATCATGCCTTCGGACTTCCTTACGCCATACTCTATGGCGATAGACAATTCTGGCTACGAGTATCTGATGTTCAAGGATGTCAATTACATCCGGGAGGCGTATCCGGCGTCATCGACGCAGGGAGTGCCCAAGTATTACGCGATATTCAGTGATACGTCATTTATTATTGGTCCAACCCCGGATAGCGGCTACGCAGTGGAGTTGCATTATTTTCACAAGCCAGAGTCGATTACGGTCTCATCCAGCGGGTCAAGCTGGCTGGGCACGAACGCTGATTCGGCGCTCCTGTACGGCTCCCTGATGGAGGCATATACCTACCTGAAGGGTGACCCAGACATTATGCAGTTATATGCTCAGCGGTTTGAAGAGGCTGTGTCGCGGCTAGAAGAGCTTGGCGAGGGATATAGCACAACGGACAGCTATCGCTCTGGCGCTGTAAGGAAGCCCAGAACGTAATGCTTGAGCTTGCAGTGGGGACTGTTGGGGTTGAGACCACGTCCAACAGGGGATTCACCCCAGAAGAGATTGCTGAAAGGTGTCTCAACAAAATAATCAATGTATCTGAGGATGCTGGGCCTGCTGTCAAGGCTCAGGCAGATGCCTTTAGGGATCAGATAAGGGCTGTTCTCGTGTTGTATATGAGAGAGGCCATTAGCAGTGATCGCACGACGGTGTGCAATGCGCTTGCAGAGGCGGGCCAACAAGACTTAGCCAATATGATCAGGAGACTTTGACATGGCGTTTAGCGGAAACTTTATGTGCACGTCCTTCAAGAAGGAGTTGATGGAGGGTGTGCACAACTTCAAGAACTCTGGTGGTAGCACGTTTAAGCTGGCCCTGTATGACAACAATGCGAGCTTCACTGCGGCAACCACTGCGTACACAACCAGCAATGAGGTTAGCGGAACGGGGTACAGCGCCGGCGGGGGCACCCTCACAAGAGTTGACCCCAGCACATCTGGTACAACTGCTTTGACTGATTTTGCTGACCTGACGTTTAGCTCGGCGACAATTACTGCCAGAGGGGCTCTAATCTACAACGACTCAGCGTCAGGCGACCCCACGGTCGTTGTGCTTGATTTTGGTGCAGACAAGACATCCAGTGCTGGCGACTTCACTATTGTTTTCCCCACAGCGGATGCGTCTAACGCGATTATCAGGATTGCCTAAATATGGCTCTTGTTGTAGCTGATCGGGTCAAAGAGACCACTACAACCACAGGCACAGGTGCAATCACCCTCGCCGGGGCAGAAACAAACTTTGTTACGTTTTCTTCTGTCCTATCAAATGCGGATACAACGTATTACGCGATTGTGGACAATACAAACTCTGCGTTTGAAGTGGGGTTGGGGACATATGCCAGCTCTGGCAACACGATCACCCGGACAACCATCATATCCAGCTCCAACAGCAACAATGCTGTTGATCTTCAGGCTGGGTCCAAAGATGTCTTTGTCACCCTTCCTTCTAACAAGTTTCCACTACTTGATGCATCTGGCAATGTAGACATTAACGGCGGCACTATTGATGGCACCACGATTGGCGGATCTTCTGCCGCCGTCGGCACGTTTACTACAGCCAACGCGACAACGGTCGATACCACCAACATTGAAGTTACCAACATAAAAGCCAAGGATGGGACCTCTGCGGGTTCCATTGCCGACTCTACGGGCGTAGTGACTATAGCAAGCTCAGTTCTTACTACCGCTGACATAAACGGTGGAACAGCCGATGGCGTAACGATTGGAGGCTCTACAGCCGCCGCAGGTACATTTACTACTTTCACCTCCACAGGTATCGACGATAATGCGTCAAGTACTGCGATTACGATTGCGTCAGGCGGCGATGTGACCATAGATGGCACAGATGCCA